ATGTAATCAATGAACCCAGACGGTTGGGAAGGTCTGCAAACCGCAGACCCTGAGATCGCGCACAAACAACAGGTGGATAAGGATGACGTTGATCGTCTTTATCTGCGGGTCTTCGGCAGTGAGGATGGGCAGAAGCTGCTCACCCATCTGCGGTCACTGACGATAGAGCAGCCGACGTGGTATCCGGGCGAGGATGCCAGCCACGGCTATGCTAGAGAGGGCCAGAACAGTCTGGTCCGCGAAATCGAGCGGCGTATCAAAAGAGCGAGAGAGCTATGAGCGAAACTGAAGGGCTGTTGGCCGATGCCAAAGTTGAAGGCGACGACAACCAGCAGCAAGCAGAAGAGCAGTCTATTTCACACTTGCAACCAGACACCGAGCCATCGGTTGATAGCGTCACACTGGCGTCAGAGGATGAAGAAATCGCCTTTGAGCGGCCAGAGTGGTACCCGGATAAGTTCTGGAATGAGGATGAAGGCCCGGACCTTGAAAATCTGGTCAAGTCTTACAACGAGCTTCAGAAAAAGTTTTCTCAGGGCCAGCATAAGGTTCCAGATGAATATGATCAGTCTATCTTTACTGAAGCTGGCATTCCTGAGGACGATGAGCTGTATGCCACTTATCGTGACTGGGCGAAGACGCACGGCGTTAGTCAGGCGGCATTTAACGAGCTGGCTGGCAAGTTCATCGAAATGGCTGGCGCGGAAAGCGAACAAGCTGCGATTTCTCACAAAGAGGAATATGAAAAGCTAGGCCCGAATGCTGATGCCACCATCAAGTCGATGACGACGTGGGCGCAGAGCTTGGTCAACAAGGGCGTCTGGGGCGGCGATGATTTTGAAGAGTTCAAGATTATGGCCGGCACAGCGCAAGGCATGCGCGCCCTGCAAAAGGTGCGCAGCTACTACGGCGACAAGCCGATCCCGGTAGATGTCGGGCCAGTCGATGGCGCGCCATCCAAGGAAGAGCTGTCGGCTATGGTTGCCAAGCCTGAGTATCAGAGCGATCCGGCGTTCCGCGCAAAAGTCGAGAAGGCTTTTGAGCAGGTCTATGGAACCGCAGACTACACCGCGATGTGACTTTGAGGCGGGGGCGTTTACAGCCCCCGCTTTTTTGCCTATAATCCCCTTGACAGACAATCGTCTTCGACCTGTCAACCCCGCTTGGGGGCGTGGCGCACATGCCCAAGTCGCAGCCCAATATGGATACCTGCTTGGCGAACCAGTGTTAACTTTTGAAATGGAAGGACTGAGAAATGGCTGTAGGCATTTCCAACGCTTTCGTTCAGTTGTTCGATGCCGAGGTGAAGCAGGCATATCAGGGCGCACGCGCTCTGGCTGGCATCACCCGTGAGCGGACAAATGTCGAAGGCAATCAGGTCAAGTTCCCGAAGATCGGTAAAGGCGTTGCCACCGTGCGGGTTCCACAGACCGATGTAACTCCGCTGAACGTGACCTATTCGCAGGTCACAGCGACGATGTCCGATTACATCGCCGCAGAATACAGCGACATCTTCAACCAGCAGAAGGTCAATTTTGACGAGCGCCGTGAGCTTGTTCAAGTTGTCGGTAATGCTATTGGTCGTCGTATGGACCAGCTCGTTCTTGACGCGCTGAACGCCGCATCGTCGCCATCCACTGTCGGCACCGACATTGGCGGCACTGGCTCCAACATGAACCTTGCAAAGCTGCTTGCAGCCAAGAAGGCTCTCGACACCAACAACGTGCCATCAGAGGGTCGCTGCATGATCATTCATGCGAATGGCCTGTCTGCCCTTCTGGACGAGACTGAGCTGACCAGCAGCGACTTCGCTACTGTCAAGGCTCTGTCCACTGGCGAGATCGACACGTTCCTTGGCTTCAAGTTCATCACCCTTGGTGACCGTGATGAGGGTGGCTTGCCGCTCCCGTCCACCCGCACCTGCTTCGCATTCCACCGCGACGCAATCGGGCTTGGCATCGGTATGGGCCAGAAGTCTGAAATCAACTACGTTCCTGAGAAGACGAGCTTCCTTGTGTCTTCGATGTTCTCGGCTGGTGCCGTTGCCATCGACGATGAGGGCATCGTCAAAATCTCGGCGACTGAATAGAGAGGGGTATAGACAATGGCTTTTGTACTTGCTGACTTCACCCCGCTTGGTGGCCAGTCCAAGGCAGGCAACACGCCGGCCCTGTACGTTTACACCACCACCGAGGCAGCTACGGCTGTTGACGCTAGTGGCTATTTCAATGACCTGTCCGACACCCTGAAGGTTGGCGACATGATCATTGTCCACGGCGCAACGGGCGGCACCCGCACAGTCACGATGCACATCGTTGTGTCGAATGCGTCGGGTGTTGTTGACGTATCCGATGGCACGACCATCGGCGCAGTCACCGACACTGACTAAACATAGAGGGGCAGCTTCGGCTGCCCCCTTCCCTATTCTGGAGTGGCGCTATGGCGGCTGGTGATACCAAACTATCAATCTGTTCTGACGCGCTGATCATGCTTGGCGCAACGCCGCTCTCCTCATTCGCCACCGGCACAGACGAGGCACAGGTCGCGGATCGTTTATATGACGATGTGCGCGACACGATCCTGATGCAGTATCCATTCAGTTGGACGCTGAAGAAGGTAAAGCTGGCACGCCTTGCCGACGCGCCGATCAACGAGTGGAAATACAAATATCAACTGCCGGGCGACATCCTCGGCAATCCGCGCGCCGTGTTCAGCACCAGCGCGGTTGGCGGCAACCCGGTGCGCGACTTTGAGATCTACGCCGGCGGCCTCTACACAAATCTGGAGGAGGTCTGGATTGATTACCAGTACCGCCCAGAGCCGGCCACATTCCCGCCCTATTTCGTGCGACTGCTGAAGACGGCGCTGGCCGCTGAGTTTGCGGAGCCGATCACAGACCAGATCACCAAGGCGGAATATTATCACGGCAAGGCATACGGCTCACCCGCCGAGAATATGCGCGGCGGCCTGATGCGCGTTGCTATCAACATCGACGGCGCAAGCCAGCCATCGCAAAACATCCAAGAGTTCCCCATAGCCGATATCAGGTACTAGCATGAGCCGCATCATTCAGATCCAGAATGATTTCACCAGCGGTGAGCTAGACCCGAAGCTGCGTGCGCGCACAGACATCGCGCAGTATAAGTCTGGCCTGACTACAGCACGCAACGTCAGCATCCAGCCGCAGGGCGGTGCAAAGCGCAGGGACGGCACCAAGTTTATTGCGGCGCTGGACAGCGGTGCTGCCAATGCTGTGCGGATGGTCAGCTTTGAGTTCAGCGTCAGTGACAGCTACATGCTGGTCTTTACGCCCGGCAAAATGTACGTCTTCAAGAATGGCGCGCTGGTCACCGACATCAACGGCAGCGGCAACGACTACCTGACTGTGGCCAGCCTGACATCGTCCATCTTGCCTGAGATGAATTGGGTGCAGTCTGCCGACACGGTCATTGTGGTCCACGAGGATCTGCCGCCGACCAAGATTGTGCGCGGCGCTACAGACAGCGACTGGACGGCCAGCACGATCTCGTTTGATCATGTGCCTCTGTATGCGTTTGAGATTGATGTCCACAGTCCGCAGTTTACCATCACGCCGTCTGCCGTCAGCGGCAACATCACCATCACTGCATCGTCGGTGACCACCGACAACGGCACGGCACAGGGTGGCGGCGCTGACACTATCACGCTGAAGGCGGCCAGCAGCTTCACCGCAGACGACCAGCCCAACGGTATGTTCATTGAGATCACCGCCGGCACAGGGTCGGGGCAGAAGCGCCACGTTGAGGATTATGTGGCATCAACCAAGGTGCTGACGGTCTACCCAGCGTGGGACACTGCGCCTGATGCCACATCGCAATACAGGGTTGAGGCGTTCAATTCTGCCGCTGTCGGCGAGTATGCAACGGTGGCGACTGGCTTTGGCCGGGCGCGTTATGTTTCATTCGTCAGTGCCACAGAGATGAAGGCGTATGTCGATATCCCGTTCTTTGACACCAGCGCCATCGTCGCCGGCGACTGGAACAGCGAACACGGCTACGAGGAGGTCTGGTCGGCAACGCGCGGTTACCCGCGCAGCGTGACGTTCCACGAGGGTCGCCTGTTCTTTGGCGGCACCAAGAGCCGGCCATCGACACTGTTCGGATCCCGCGTCTCCGACTTTTTCAATTTTAATCCGGGCGAGGCATTGGCTGATGATGGCGTCGAGGCGACGCTGGACACTGGCACGTTCAATGCCATTGTTGATATTTTCTCTGGCCGTAATTTGCAGGTCTTCACGACCGGCGCTGAGTTCTTTGTGCCGCAGACGCTGGATGAGCCGATTACGCCCAGCAACCTGATTGTGAAGCAACAGACGGCATTTGGTATGAAGCCGGGCATTCGCTTGCAGAACGTGGACGGCTCAACGCTGTTCATCCAGCGGCAGGGCAAGGCGCTGCAAGAATTCGTCTTCAGTGACAGCGTGCAAGCCTACACGTCATCCAAGATCTCACTGCTGTCGTCTCATTTGCTGAAATCGCCAGAGGAGATGGCAGTGCGCGTCGCCACGTCCACAGACGAGGGCGACCGCCTGATGATCGTGAATGGCGACGATGGCAGCAT